TCCTGGATCTCCTCGACGATCTCAGGAATGCCGATACCGAAGATCGAATTATCATCCTCCTCGAAGTAGTAGAAGTGATACGGCATCATGCCGGATTCATACGGGGAGAGCTGGGCCTTGATAACGCGGCCGGAGCATACCCAAATATTCGCCATGTACTCGAGATCCTCGGAGCCTTCCGGCAGCTGGACGCCGGCAGTAATGAGATCCTCGCCGTCGATGTATCCCCAGCGCTCGAGCACTTCCCATTTCTTCTTGTAGGTCGAAGGAACAGCGGCCATAGCATCATTCAGGAGCCGAACGTCTTGTTCCCAGGGCTTCATTGAGGCGTCGCCTTCTGGTGCCGACGTCATGATCTCGCGGATAACGTCGCCTTTAAAGTCCTTCCGCTTTGCCAGGCGCCGGAGCTGGCCACGGTTCATGATCTTGCGCTCGTAGACGTACTCGAGCTCCTCTTTCGTGGTCGCAGTCATATCCGGATAGATATCCCAGATCCTAGACTCACCGAACCAGGGCTTTCTCGTCTGTACGTGCTTGCCCTCGAATTGTCCTGGTTGCTTCGCCTGGTACCGAAAGCGGGAGCCGTACTGCATGAGAGGCCCCTTGAGAATCCCGGTACCGAAAATATGGCCGGACTTGGCAACGCGACGGCAGACCTGGCGATACTTGCCCTCTTTCAGCGTGTCCTTGATCGCGACTTTCATCTTCTTCGCGGCCTCTTTGGCTCGCTCGACTTCGACCTCCTGGATCATTTCCTCTGACAGGGGGATCATGGTACCCGTCTGGTCGGCCTGTTCCTGGGCCTTGGCGACGAGCTCCTTCCGGATCGTGCTCTGTGCTTCTGGGGAGAGCTCCGGATCTGGCGTCGGTTGAATGTTCCAGTTGTCCTCACCACCACCAGGGAAAAGCATATCGAGCAAACGAGCATCCATAGCCCGGCACTTGACGCGGATCAGGTTCAGGAAGGCCTCAGATCGGCCCTCGTCAATCTGGTTCAGGATCTCCGGATCATAGATACCGCGATAACCTCGCAGCGAGTCGACCCAGCGCTCCTCAAACGGACGCCGGTACATTTCAGCTTCGCGAAACTCCTGGGCCAGGTCAGCGCCCAAGTTATCAATAACGAGAGCACTCTCCTCCTGGGGATTGCCCTCAACTTGAGCCGATCTGTTCTCCGTAGCCATTAATAGCCTCCCTTGGTTGAAACTGCCGGCACTTGCGGCGGAACTGGTATGTTGCTCTCGACCAGTGGACTATTCACGTCCAGGGCCGCATATTGCAAAGCTTCGCAAGGGTGACTCCAGTCGTTCTTATCTGGAGTATCCTTGTATCTCTCGTCTCCTGCTACCTGGAGCCGCTTAAAGCAGTAAGCACCAGACAGGCCTTTTCGTAACATCGAGCAGCTCGGATCGATCAGGATCGCCGGCTGTCCGTTCACCAGGCGAGAGAACATTTCCTCGAGAGCGTCTCTCCTGGCGACTGGTTCCTGCGTCCTGGCGCCGTGAGTCGGGATACCTTCCTCGAGGAGGATCGTCATGCAGGTATCTTCGCTCGTTTCGTGCTTGTTTCCTCCGCTGGGATCTCCGACGGACTTAATCCGCATACCGCGAAACTGCTGGTAGAGTGCTGGAGCGACGACGTTCCTAGCAAACTGGCGGATATCAGTGCTCTTGCAAAAGTATTCCCGCAGAACGCGAAACTGTCCTGTCGGGAGGTACTGACAGACAATGCAGGCAGGTGTTCTGCCATAATCCCACCCGAGCAGTAGCGGTACCCCGCGCAATGGGAGCAGCGTACCCTTCGCCATGTGGAGATCTTCGTTGAATCCTGGATGGATCGGCCGTCCGTCATGTGTACTCCCAAACTTATTCATGAGGTACACGCGAATGTAGTGCTTCGCTTTACCCTGTACCTGTTTCTGGTAATAGCCTGGTACCAGGTTCTCCAGGTTCTCAGCTTTCGGATTCGTTATGTACTGGCCTTCGCCGATCTCAATAACGCCGGCAGGCTGTACGAAGAAATCCCAGTCCTCCGGCTTCTCGACCACTTCGAGGTTGTAATACCAGTGATCGTCATCCGGTGCGTTCGTGTCGCCGATGATCCCCCACCAGGAGTCGCCGTATTGAACGCCGTCGATCTTTCGCCTGGCCGGGAAACGTCCCACCCGGGAGTCGGCTGCATCGATGATCGCCTTCGGGATCTCTCGAACCTCGTTGAAGAAGATCCCCGTACACTCGAGAGAGAGCAGCTTCTTAACGTGCTGCGGCCGATCGAGAGCTAACCACCATACCTCGAGGTGAACTGGAGATCCGTCCGGAGCATAGGTCTTGACGTTCTGCGTGATCGGCACGTCATATTTGACCTTGCCAAAGATATCCTCGGGAAACCAGTCGAGCCAGGTCTTGATCGTGGTCGACTTCAATTCCGGATAGGTATTACGAACCATGACCCAGCGAGAACGACGAACGCCGTCGGGCCCTGGTGACTGAGCGCAGCCTTTCGAGAAGATCTCCGCGCAGCATGCGACAGTCTTACCACCACCGACAGGGCCACGGATGAAACGAAACTTTGCCCGGCTGCGGTGAAACTTCCGTCCAGTCGGGCCGGCAACGTAAGAGATCTTTCTTATCTTCTTGGCTTGCTTCTCACTCATAGGAAACGATTGATCCGTAGCTGGAGTATGCTCGAGTACTTCCGCATGAAACAAAGTTGCAGCCTCAACAGGGTAGAGTCGGCAACATTAATCATTCTGGATTCTGGAGACGCCAGGTAAACGGAAAGCTTCTCGATCTTGATAATCAGATCCGCTTGCTCGTCGATTGCTCTTGCCTGGTATCCGTCCAAAACTGCCATATTTCCCCAATGCTAGGGCCTTCGCCCTTCTTCGATCGTCGCTTAGAGAGCCTCTCAGGCCCCTGTTTTACTGGCTCGCAGTCGTTTAAGCTCATTTCTTAGCAGTGCGTTTTCCCTTTTCAGGGAATTAACCTCCGCTATAACGTCCTTGTGCATCCTGCTGTGATCTGACCTGTCTTGCACTGCTAGATTTAAAAGCCTATTGTCTGTCTTTACCCCGTTGATATGATGGACAACCTCAGACGGATTAAGCTTTCTCCCTAAATTTTCCTCAACGACAAGTCTGTGGATTAATTTCTGTCTACCATCAATGATTGTTTTCTTGTATCCATCTGATGTGATTCCTACCCAGCTCACGTTTGCCGCTCTACACCCAGGCTCTCCGCAGCTTCTTCTTTTATCCTTCTTGAATCTATATCCTGTTACTGTGAACCTCTTACCGCAAACACAAAGACAGTGAATTATTTTATGCTTTGTACCCCTCGTTTCAATGCGCTCTACAATTATCCTGCCGTGAATTTCTCCGGAAACCATACAGTTTCAAATCTCCCAAACTTCGCTGTCGATCCTGTCGTCCTCAGTCTCCGGAGAGAAGGCCGGACAAGTGTCCAGGCTAAAGCTGTATTCTCCGGTTCTCGAGTCGCTGGTCTTTCCATCGTGGGCCGCTGCCGGCCAGCCACAATTACGACAAAACTCGATCATTCGTCCGGCTCTGTTGCGTCTTGATCGTTGAGCTCGTCATCTGTTGGAGCATGATCCGCGAGCCCGAGATCCATATAGACTGAGGTATGCTGCCGATCGTCGTTTTCCCCGGCGTCCATTCCATAGGATTGTCGCTCGAGCGTGATCTGTACCTGGAGGGCCCTCGAGACGGAAGTGAGCAGCCTGGTCGACTCCTGAACATCTACCAGTGCGACGACTTCCTCCCCGTTCGGCTTAAGCATAACGTAGCTGCCGGACTCGAGTACTTTCATGTGTCGTTCGATAATAGTGTCTAGCCTGGTGAGCCTGGCTCGGTGCGTCTTGATCTTCTCGAACTGGATCTTAGCAGCTCCGTCGAGGATCGTCTGAGCGTCGAGAGCTTCGTCCTTATCATACTCGCCCTCGGTCAGCTCCTCCGCCAGGAGCAGCTCGGTCTTTGCCATAGCAGCCTTGGCGAGCGATCGTTTCCAGCCTTCATTCTTTTTGCGCTTATAGACGGCAGCAGGAGAGCAGCCATACTTTTTAGAGATCTCATTCGGATTGAGAATCCCCGACTCATAATCGAGTCGTGCTTTCTTCCAGTCAACAGCGGATCTCTGAGAAGCCATGCACTAAACCTGATACGTGAAATAGAGAGGGATCAGCAGCAGGATCATAATTGCTGCCAAAACAAGGGGGCGTTTGTGCTTATTGCGGGGGATGGATAAAACTTGAATCAGAGCATACAGTAAGATTGCTCTTATTGGTAGCCCTTTAGTTATAACGTAGTATGAAACTTGTAACCTCTCCCAAAAAGACCAGGTAATTACGCCGTCCATTGTTCGCTGGTACTCATGTAAAGCCTTAAGCGCTGCGGCGTTCCTGTCTGGATTGTGCGAGCTCCTGCCCAGTTTGGGCTTTTTCGATTTGGCCATTCTTTAGATCCTCCAGGTTTCAATTTTCAACTCCACTTGCACCTCAAATATCACAGTATCGAACCTCGCGCAACGACTACACAAAATAATCCCTTGACATTTGCCCTTGTGATACACAAGAATAGAGTTACCTCACAGACGAAAGGAAAACAGCATGACTACTATCCCAATGACACAAGATCAAGCAGAGCAGATCGCTCGAGCCCACCGACACAACCCAGAAGGGCTTACTACCTGCCCACGCTGCGAACGTACCTCTACACAATGGGAAACTATCCAGGCAATCAATTCGGCGCCTAAAGCTGGTGCCTGTCCTTGTTGCCATTCTCCACGCGAAGCAAACTAAGGAGGGAAATTATGAACCATCTACCCAAGCAAGAAATCATGCGTAACCGACTCGCCGCGATCAATGAAATGAATATCCAGTTTAACTACCTGGTACCCAAGTTGATTGAACACTTCAAAAACAATGAGCCTCGCTTCAAGCAGGACGGGGATCTGTTCGAGGCCGATCGGAAGGCAGCACCTTACACCCCCACTGATCGTGACTGGGAAAC